TTATTATAGCATTACTTAGAAGTTTTTACCATAGCGAAACGGCGTGAACCATTTGCTAAAGTTAAACCTACACGAGTGACCTTGTTTGAGATTGGAGAGAAACCATTTATGCGACCTGTTACGCCTGTTTTTGAGGTTGTGAATAGGTCACCAATTTGGTATGTGTATCCGTGAAGTGTCATTTGTTAGTTTTCCTTTTCTTTTTTTCTTGTTGGGTTGGTGAGCAGTTTTGTGACTTACTCAGGTCATTTCGGTATTTCCGAAAGTTACTTGATTGTTACTGTTGTCCAGCGATAATCGCCGTTCTCTAGTGACAATTTTACACGAGTACGATTATTTGTGACGGGGACTATCTCTGTGATTGTTCCCGTGACATTACTGCGTTGTGTAGTGAATAGGTCACCAATTTGGTAAGTCTTGTTTCCTACTGTCATGATTGTCCTTCTTTCCTTGTTGTTGTTAGTAGTAGTCTACCATAGACTACTGACATTGTTAGGGCTGTATTTCTGAACGACAGCCAGCGTATGGGCAACGTACACGAGTTAATCTGTGTAACGTGTATGGATAGTGAATAGTCCTAGCAATTCTAGCAATTTTAGGGGCATGAATTGTATGGCTAGTCCTAGCCTGTGAAGTGGCGGGAATTAGCGAAATCATTACCGCTAGTATAACTATTTTAGTTTTCAATCCAGTTTTCCTTATCTGCTAGGTTCTTTATGATTAGAGTCATTAGTATAACGCAAGGGACTGACATTAGCAATAAAATTGCCCGTGTTATGTATGTGAGAATAATCACAGAGCACCTTCCTCAAATAAACCTATTTCTAACTCAAATAGTTCATGAGATGTGAGAGCAGATAAATCTACCCACCCAGCACCATCTTCATTTATTCTGAAAATTTCAATGTAACCCATGACTATCTTGTCTCCAAAATAGTCCAGCCATTTGATACCATAGTATCAAGGCGAGAGTTTATGTCTAACTCTGAACCAAGCAGAGTAGTTTCAAGGCGGTCAGGATAGCCACCTTCGTTTAGGCGAAGTGCCTTTATTTTTAGTGAAGTCATTTTAACTTCCTTTCTTTTAATTTGATTAGACATTTTCTAATCTTTTTCCTTGCTAGGATTATTTGCTGATTTTATCAGGCTCACCTAGATTTCTTTATTTAATTTTATAGTGGAATACTATCACACTTTATTGGGAAAATCAAGCGACACGCCGTTTAATTTTGTGTGAATTGGCTCACATTGTGAGTTATTCTTTTCTTTATGTAGTTTGTTATGTTGCTATTATAGCAGGGGGGTCTGACATTTGGGTGCGACATTTTGTGACAAATCGGACATGGCTTAAATGAACAACAGGTAAACAATAATCCACAGACACGCCCGACCCCGTGCGCATGTGCGCAAAAATAACGGCGGGAATGTCAAGCAGACACTCCCGCATTATATTTATTTATTACAAGCTAATTCAAATCTATTAGATGAGAAGTTATTATTATCCTCAAAGAACAAATCACAAAACTGATGCACTATAGCATCAAAGGCATCTTGATCTATAGTAGCTTTATTAGCATTTAGCAACTCTGCTACTTTTATATAATCTTTACGTGACATCATTTATTTATTTCCAATCTTTAAATATATCTTCAACAATTTTAAGTTGCTCATCCGTTAGATGATCTAGTTGTATAGCGTTAGCAAAACCAAATGGATCTTTATTCATTACAATACCTCATCTACATCAAAACTATCTACGGATACAAATACATCGGATGTTTCATCCGTTTCATTTAGTTCATCTAGCATGACATCAAAATGGTCTGCTAGTGTAGCCCATTTATCATAGGTACGATCAAAAGAGTATGAGTATGACATTATAGTAGCACCTCTCTAGGTGTAGTAGTTACGTGTACATAGACTAGCACATTGTCTTGTGCTAATTGGTCAAGGTAATTATTTACCTTAGCCTCGGATAAGAATAAGACATTAGAAGAGGTACGGAGCGAGCCGTCACTCTCTATGAGTGTGTAATTTAGGTAATAGTTATTCATTACTTAGTACCTCCACATAGTACACCATTAAGAGAGGTGTACTTACCTACGTTATGATTGTATTGTACATACATACCACACTTACGGCAGGTAGTAGGGTTAATAGAGTAGACCATAGGGTCATGTATTTCAATGTAGTTCATTTTGAACCACCTTTCTTTTTTAAGATAATCAACCTTTGATTAACTTGATACTTGTATCCTAACATAGACCACTGACATTTTCAACTCGCAAATCGGACATGTCGGACATTTGAAGATGAACAGAAGGTGAACAGATTGAGCATTATGCTATCAAATTGGACATTTCGGGCGCACTATCGGATTTTTATTTTTGATTTCAAAATCTGTATCATGCATCCAAAATACCTAATAACATTTTGAGTAAAAGTGATTTTATACAAAAATGGCGGGAATGTACAAATTAAATATCTAGATCAACGTCAGTGATTTTATATTCATCATAGAAGTTTTGAACAATTCTACGAAATAAAAGCACATATAAAGCTTGGCGGGATATGGAAAGAGTATCCCATTCAAACTTATCTAAATAATCAATAGCAATTTGAGCTTCTATAGCATTAGTTGCATGTTTTCCTTGTAGATCAGATGAAGAAATCTTGTCAAAAACTTTATTTACAAGACTTATATCTCTTAAAATTTTCTCTGGAGTCCATGAATCTTCTCCTCTATCTTTTTTGGCGGGATAAATGTGACAAGGAGAGATAGCAAATGTACCTTTCATCCAATTTACATGAGGAAATTTAGTACGTATATAAGATTCTTCTTCTTCATACCATTCTACAAGACGTAAAACGTCTGGATTTTCAGACTTTAGAGCATCTCTCCATCTTTTATCTGCAATATTCTGTTTTCCATTGCGATTTCTAGATTGTGACATAAAAGGAAGGCGGGAAATCAGATCTGATGCAGCTATAATCTTACCATTATACGATTTTCTATCTATCTGATAATCAATTTCCTCTATAGAAGACCTTCTAGGACGTTTTTTCTGCAAGATGGTCAACTCTTCATCTGAAAAACCAAATAATAGCTCTGTTTGCTTATAATGGGCTTCTAGACCATATCGCAGATTCTCTAGTCCAGATATAGGAATCATAAAATAGTGGTTATCTGTATAAATGTGACATAGATCACTATCTTCATCTATCTTGTAAAATATGTTGTGACATATATCACTAATTTTATTCATCAAAGAGCGTATCCACTTGTGGATTGTCTTCATCTTCAAATATAAAGGACGGGGCGGGAGCTAGAATCTGTCCAGATTCGTGCAATTTAGTCAATCCTACACTATCTGCACCTAGCTTATCAGCAATAATAGACAACATATCATAATTACGTTGTTCTTGTATAAATATTGCCCCTAGCAATTCTCTTATATTCTCCAATATAGGCGTTATATCATCCATTTACTTCCCCTAGTATCTCTTTGGTTATATGGTCCCATTTATTGGCTTCCATTCCCGCCGAATTGTTAATAACTAAATCTCCATTTTCGGCGTTATCAGTATACAGCCATTTTATGGGTTTGTCTATATCTACTTTTCCAGCAAATATGTGATCAATTTTTCCATTATGGTCAGTTTCCTTAATATGGATCAAAATTGTGAAGTTGTCTTCTTCTTCCTCTCCGAACGGCTCAATGTACGCCCGCTCTATCCATACTTTTGCCATCAATGTATCTCTCTTACAAAAGTTAATCCAGATGTATTATGAATTAATTCTTCATGCCCTAATTCATGTGGAGCAAAATCTTCTGTATATATGGATACAAATGGAACTCCTGATTTTTCCACAGTATTTACTAAATCCCTGTTTTTTCTCAAATCGCCTATAACGACCAAATCAAATTCTTTTATATCATCCAGCGTTTTTAACCCGCTAATGTCCTTTGCTGGAAGTATCCGAGAATAGCCAAATCCTAGCCCGTAAAGGCTTTTTAGATCTAAGGTGTAGCTATCATATAGGTAGGGCGTTATAAAGGCTTCTACGCAGTTTTTTCCAAATATTTGTTTAAGTCCAATTAAAGTCAACATGCTCAGATAATCTTCTTTTTGAGGAAGTGATTTATCTATGAATAAAACCCTTTTCGGCTCAATCCCCGCCATATTGAGAATATATTTTGTCATTGCCTTACATGTAAGATTATTAATAAAATTAGCAGAGATTAATTGTCTTTCTTCTACTGACGGCGCCTCATTCGTCCTCTGAAAACGGTCATATATATCTACATATAAATCTTTAAGGTGATGAGTCATTGTATATTTTGGTATGAGAGATGAATCACTCATAAGGGGTATTGCTCCAGAGACCATTATTTCTAAATGGCGAAAACAATCCCATCCCGCTTTTTTGTTTGTAATCCCGTAGTAAGATCTTTCGTATTCTTTAAGGTAATCGCCTTCATTATCAAACTTGTATGTATTTCTGTTTCCAGGAACTATGTCCGCAACAAGTTTGTCTTTTAAATATAAATATGGATTTTTAGGATAACTAAAAGATATTGGAAAATAGCCTTTTTCCTTATAGCACTCAGTGGCTATCATTTAATAGTCGTTTTGCTAGATCAGCGGGAGTCACAAGGGCATGTGGCTTCTTTGAAAGCTTAATTTTAACATGAGAATATGACCATGCTACCAATTGTGAACAGATAACTCTTTTTTCATGAATTGCCAACCAGTTTGCAGGAAATATAGAAAATCCAAGGCATTTAAATCCTAATGCAATAATTGAAACTATTCCGTATCCGTCATTTTCAAATCTTTTTGCAAATTCTACAAGATTATTACGTTCTGTTTCTGTCAACGGCTCATTGCTCCACATAATCGGAAATTGATCGTATTCATGAATTGAACGAATTGATACTCCTGTCGGACGAGCCTCAATTATTTGATCGTTGCCAATATAAATTCCAGCATGATTCCATTTTGAGCGGGTCCCTAATTGAATTAATCTAGCAGCCCAGCCAGTTGTATGAACTACAAAGTAATCTCCAAGATTAGGCATTTTCTATCTCCCTTAAAATATTTTCATACAGCTGTAGTCCAGCTGTTTGTTGGTATCCGCAGTTTGTGCAGTACAAGATTATTGTATCATCTTCTTCTTTATGTAAGAGTGCATATTTAACTCTAAAAATTTCATAATCTTCCTTATGATTAGGACAGGAGAGGAATTTTACCTTCCCCTCCTGAGCTAATTTGAAATACTGAGAGAAAACTTGTATTTTCATCAGTATGCTATGTTCGCCTTCTGAAATACAGATGTGACATATTCACGGACAGTTGGATTTCCTGGAACTGGTTTGTTCCAAGTTGCCATATTGCCTGCTCTTGATGGACAAAGATGAGCTGCGACAGCTTTTCTCCAGTCATGGTAGGTAGCGTAAGATGATTTTAGTTCATTAACCATGCGTTGGTCCTGTACCCATTCTGGTGCATCACATGCACTCTTGTAGCCCATAAAGTTATTCCATGATGTTGACATGTATTGGAATGCTCCACATGCACTACTGGAATAAGACTTGCGATAATATGCACCTGCTCCACCTGTTTCTTGAGACAGGATTGCATTTGCAAGTCTTGAGATTATTACCCTTGAATCTACTCTTGATTTTAAATTTAGCATTTTGCTATAAGCGGGCATTTGAAAAGTTTTTCCAGAAGAAAGATCATTAACTAAATAAACTTCATTACTAGAAATGCTTTTATTATTATTTATATC